TCAGGGCTAGGTAAGTCTCAGTTTTTACGAGAGATTATTTGGCATATCCTGCAGAATACTCAGGCCAATATTGGATTGATGTTCTTGGAAGAATCAACACGGAAGACTGGGCTGTCTTTGATGTCCTTGGCAGCAAACAAACTACTGCATCTTCCAGACAACGAAGCAACACAGGCTGAGAAAGATGAAGCATTTAAACAAACTTTGGGTACAGATCGTCTGTTTCTATTTGATCACTTTGGTTCCAGTGATGTGGATAACATTGTTAATCGTGTCCGCTATCTTGCCAAGGTAGTTGGCTGTGATTACATCTTTGTTGATCACATTAGTATCATCGTCTCTGCGCAGAACAACGGAGATGAGCGTAAAGCCATTGACGAGATCATGACGAAACTCAGAATGCTTGTCCAGGAAACCGGAGTNGCATTGATCTGNGTNAGTCACCTAAAGAGACCTGAGAGTCGAGGACATGAAGAAGGGGCTGCAACGTCTCTGGCACAACTCAGAGGATCAGGCTCTATTGCTCAACTGTCTGATATGGTTATTGGACTTGAGAGAAACGGACAAGCAGACGATGAAGCCGAACGTAACACGACGTATGTACGTGTACTAAAGAACAGGTTCAGCGGGATTACCGGCAAAGCCTGTGCATTGCTATACAGTTTAGTTACTGGTAGAATGACTGAAGTCGATGAAGAGGAGGCTCTATGAGCATTAAGAATCTTAAGAACTATAGCCGCAAAGTAATTGAAATTAAAGGAGAACTTTGGTATGCAGGCGCTACTAAAGCAGCCCGTCAACGACTTGAATCACATGCAAAGAAAAACCTGACAAGAATGTTTGTAGGTGGTGAGTACATACCGAAATCACATCCATTACATAAGCCTGGCCGCTACCCAACTTTCGAGGCTGCATGGTCTCATGAAGACTTAGACAAGATCAATGAAGGTGATGTCTATATTATCAGTAACCCAGCGTGGCCTGAGTGGTACAAGGTTGGGAAGGCAATTAGTGCTGCAGACCGGTGTCGTGGGTATCAGACCTCAAGTCCGTTTCGTGACTACAAGGTAGAATACTCAGAACACTTTGCAAATCAACACGATGCTGAAACCTATATTCACAACACACTACAAAGCAAAGGAATAGAGTTTCTGAATGAATGGTTTCGTACAGACCTAGAAACAATTATCAATGTGATTAAAGAGGTTGATTGTGAAAAAATTAGTGCTAGACATCGAGACGAACACCACCCACAGTACGATTTGGGTCTGTGTGACTGAAGACGTTGAGACTGGAGAAGTGCTATGTCATACAGAGCCACAAAGTTTAGCCTCTTTGCTGAAGTCTTACGACAAGATAATCGGACACAACCTGATTGGTTTCGATGCTCCAGTCCTGAACAGGCTGTGGAATGTTGGAATCAAGCGCTCTCAGGTGGAAGACACGCTGATCATGTCTCGTCTTTTAAACCCCGTAATCGAAGGAGGACATTCTTTAAGGGCCTGGGGAAAGAGGTTTGGTGATGAGAAAATCGACTTCACAGACTACGATGGTGGTTACTCTGAAGAGATGGTTGAATACTGTAAGCAGGACGTTGCGCTCACGGTGCGACTCTACAAGTATCTCTCTGAAAACCTCAACAAGTGGAAAGACCCGTCTCTTTCTCTGCAGATTGAGCACGAAGTTGCTATTGAGTGTGCTAAGCAAGAGCGTCACGGGTTTAAGCTGGATCGTATTGAAGCAGAAGTATTACGTGCTACTTTGGCAGATCGAATGGGCGTTATTGAAGATGAGATGCAGAAAGTATTTGAGCCAATCGTAGAGGAACGCTGGTCTGAAAAGACCGGCAAGCAGCTGAAAGATAAAGTCACTGTGTTTAATCCAGGCTCTCGCAAGCAGATTGCAGACCGGCTGCAGGGCCTTGGCTGGAAGCCTACGAAGCACACAGAGAAAGGTCAACCTATTGTAGATGAGAGTACTCTTGAAGGATTAGATATTCCAGAGGCTCAATTGATCGCTGAATATTTAATGATTCAGAAACGTGTTGGCTTGATCGACTCTTGGCTAAAGAATGTTGATGACGACGACAGAGTGCATGGTGCGATTATTACAAACGGTGCAGTGACAGGACGTATGACACACCATAGTCCCAATTTGGGACAAGTACCATCTGTGACTAAACCATATGGTGTAGAGTGTCGTAAGCTATGGACTGTCGATGAATCTAACGTTCTTGTCGGTACGGATTTATCAGGCATTGAACTACGCTGTCTTGCTCATTATATGCAGGACGATGAGTGGACAGAGGAACTTCTGAATGGCGACATCCATCAGAAGAACGCTGACGCTGCTGGTATTACAAGACCACAAGCTAAGACTTTGATTTATGCGACGTTGTATGGTGCAGGTCCTGCTAAGATTGGTAGTATTGTCGGCGGAGGTGCCAAGGAGGGACAACAAATCCTCCGTCGCTTTTATGCGAACACTCCTGCGTTGTCACGACTCATGGAGAAAGTTCAGAAGCTGGCAGCGAAGGGTTATGTTCCTGGCTTAGATGGCAGAAGAATACTTGTGCGCTCTGAACATGCTGCGCTTAATTCTTTACTACAAGGCTGTGGTGCTATTATAGCTAAACAGTGGTGCATTGAAGCACATAAAACATTTAGGAAGAGACAAGTACCTGTGCAACAGGTTGCGTTTGTCCATGATGAAATACAGATTGAAACAGCAAATCGCTATGGCGAAGACGTTGCGTCAATCATGGTAGACTCTGCGAAACAAGCAGGGATTAACTTGGGCTTTAGATGCCCAGTAGATGCTGAGAGTAAAATCGGCAACAATTGGTACGAGACTCACTAAACTGTGAGTTTANAGTGCTATAATGATCTTATCACACCAAGAGGAGAATGTGATGACTGACCGTGTGAAAATCAAAGGCGACATTATGTGGGCTTCTACAGATGTCATGAATCCAATGTCTGAAAAGTATCAGATGGATATTTGTAANCTCAGTGACAATGCAGTGAATGCATTAGAAGGTATGGGAATACCTGTCAACCAGAAAGAAGGACAAGGTTACTATGTGACCTGTAAGTCTAAGTTGCCTATGCGTACCTACGATGCAGAAGGCATGCAGCTAACTGGATTTCCGCTAAAGGATGATGGTTCTCCATCTCCACAGGCTGTAAAGATCGGCAATGGTTCAGAGTGTATTGCTTTGATTGAGCCGTATTCTTGGAAGTTCAAGAACAAGGAAGGCGTATCTGCGTCTCTGAAGAAACTCGTAGTCACTAACTTAATCAAGTTTGGGGATGACGTAGGCGTTGAGGAACTCCTTGTTGAAGAGGATGACGAGGACGAAATCCTTTAATGTGTTATCATGCGATCATTGATGCAGACATCTTAGTCTACCGTATTGGCTTTGCAGCCAACGAAGAATCGGAAGAGATGGCTATCAAACAAATGGCAGGGTATGTTGAAGATATGATTATGTTTGACTTACCTTACTGCATCACGTGGTCACTACACTTAACAGGTAAGGGCAACTTCAGGGATGATATTGCCGTTACAGTCCCTTACAAAGGAAATCGTAAGGGAACTGTTAAGCCTGTCCATTACCAAGCACTCAGGGATTATCTCGCTTGGTCTTGGGATGCAACAATCTGGGAAGGGATTGAAGCAGACGATGCGGTTGCCATTGAGGCAACTGAGAAAGGTGATAAAGGTATCATTGTATCACTGGACAAAGACCTGGACCAAGTTGTTGGCTGGCACTTCAACTTTGCTAAAGGTCTCCTGTATTACATTGATGAAGAGACTGCTAAGTTTAACTTCTATAAACAGTTTCTCACTGGTGACCGAGTAGACAACATTGTCGGTGTACACGGTATCGGAGAGAAACGAGCAACTAAGTTGTTGGAAGGGAAGACTGAGCAGGAGATGTGGGATGTTATCGTAGAGCATTTAGGCTACGACAGAGCAATGGAGAACGGACATCTGCTTTACATGTTGAGATCGTTCGGTGATAAGTTTACACCACCAACAGAGACTACAGCATGAAAGCACAGTCCGCCAAAGCAAAAGGCAGAAAACTACAGCAAGCAGTCCGTGATGGTATTCTAAAGCGCTTCCCAACGCTTGAGCCAGACGATGTTCGCAGCACAGGGATGGGTCAGTCTGGAGAGGACGTTCAGTTGTCTCCTGCTGCTCGTAAACTGTTTCCATACTCTGTTGAGTGTAAGAACCTTGCAAAGATCGCAGTATACAACTACTACAATCAATGTGAAGGTAACTCAGCAGAGTATGAGCCTCTTGTCGTTATCAAACAAAACAGATCGAAGCCTTTAGCAGTAGTTGACCTTGAGCATTTTTTAAATCTTGTGGAGAAACATAATGGATAGTTTTGACTTTTTTGACACTGAAAGGTTCTCTGTCAAACTAGAAATAAAAGCCCATGATAGAACACGTATTCTTGATGCAACATATCCTGAAGATGTAAGTTGGAAAGATATTGTAGATGACCTAGTCTCTGTTGTTGAGGCTGCCTATGGATACTCGTTTAATATCAATGAAGAGATTGGTATCTACTACCCAGGAAAACAAGATGACAGCGAATAATCACCAAGTTGGTGGTGTACATTACACGTCAAAGTCTGTGCAGCCTTGGCAGGCTATGGAATCTTGGATGTCTGAAGAAGCCTTCAAAGGATTTCTTTGGGGTAATGCAATCAAGTACTTAGCTAGATGGGAAGACAAAGGTGGGCGATCAGACCTTGAAAAGTGCAAGCATTACCTTGACAAACTCTTGGAAATCGTATAGAATAGTAGGTTCGTGCCCGTGATTACTTTAGAAGAACTCAAAGACAAACTGGCACAGTTGGATGAGGTAACTCTATTGGAAACTTTAGAGATTACCTCATTTGATTTAGTCAATCGCTTTAGCGATCTAATAGAATCCAACTACCTAGAACTAACTGGAGAATTTGATGAAATCACCCCATTCGACGAAGAACTATCTTGGGATAACGATTGATTATGGCAGAGACGAAAGACTCAGTGATCAAGCAATTACGCTCATGCGTGATTACTACATGTACGAGCATGAAACAAGTCCTCAAGAGGCTTTTGCAAGGGCTTCTGTGGCCTACTCAGCCGGTGACTTGGACTTTGCGCAGCGTATTTATGATTATGCTTCAAAAGGTTGGTTTATGTTTGCGTCGCCTGTGCTGTCGAACGCACCTGACGATGCACGAAACAATCGGGGCCTGCCTATTAGTTGTTTCCTTACTTACGTGGGGGACAATCTTGATAGCCTTATTGAACATAATGGTGAAGTAGCATGGCTTTCCGTAAAGGGCGGAGG